CGAAGACTGGAAGGTTAAGAATTAATGGGACTCCAGTGCATTACGATGCTTTTATACAAAAAATTCTTGTCGGGCATGAAAAAGCTCAGAAAGATAAGGAAGATTTTGCTTGGAAAGTAATAACTCATAAGGCTATACAGCCTGATGGGACTCCTTTGTGGCCATCTTGGTTTGGTGAAAAGGAGATGGAGAGAAAAAAGAAATTTTACCAGGACAGTGGAACTCCTCAAAAGTTTTTTCAAGAGTATATGATGGAGGTTCAAAGTGCTGAGGACTCTATATTCACTAGAGACCATATAAAATATTGGGACGGGCGATTTAGTATTGATAAGGAAAGTGGTGTTACTTATGTTACTCCTGTTGGAGATGATCCAAAACCTTGCAATATATTTGTCGGTGTTGATCCAGCTACTGATTCGGCTAGGCGCAACTCGGATTTCAGCGTTATTATCGCTATTGCAGTAACTCCTGATAATAATATATATGTTTTAGATTATGTTAGAAATAGGACATTGCCTGTTTTAGGTGTAGAGGGTACAGGACAAAAAGGTATAGTTGATCATATATTTAGTTATGCTAAATTTTATAAACCTAAATTGTTTACTATAGAAGATACTAGTATGTCAAAGCCTATCTTTCAGTCTTTACGGGCTGAGATGAGAAGAAGAAATGAATTTACAATATCTTTCAAAGAAGAAAAGCCTGGCACTAGAATGTCAAAAAGAGATAGGATACAAGAGATATTATCGCAAAGATTTTCTGTTGGCCAGATACATGTTAAAAAAAGCCAATATGATTTAGTTAGAGAGATTATAACTTTTGGTCCAAGGATGGCACATGATGATACGATTGATGCTTTGGCATATGCTTGTAAATATTCGCATCCACCTCAAGGTGTTGCTAAGCATAATGATGGATGGTACAAAAAGAAACCAAAAGCAAAAAGCTGGGTTACAGCTTAATGGAGAAGATATGAATAATTTATTAGAAAGAATTAAACATCATGAAGGCTTTATGGACAAAGTTTATAAATGCACTGAAGGATACGATACTATAGGTTATGGTTTTGCTATTAAAGATTTAATTTTAGATGAAGATTTAGCTGAAGAAATATTAATAAGAAAAGTTGAAAAGCTTATAACTAGAGTTAGGGATAAGTTTACATGGTTAGATACTGTACCACCTCAAGTTCAAGGTGTTATAGTTGAAATGTCTTATCAAATGGGTGTAACAGGAGTATCTAAGTTTAAAAAAGCTTTACATGCTATGCAGATGCTTCAATGGAAATTAGCTGCCGATGAGTTAATGGACTCCCGTTGGGCAAAGCAAACACCGAATCGAGCAAAAGAATTAAGCAATATAATTAGGGGATTAGATGGCTAAGAAAAAAAGAGCAGATGAGGTTAGGAAATTATATAACCTTGCTAATAATTGGAGCAGGAAACAGTGGGAAAATATTAACCAAAGAGGATATGAGTTTGCTCATGACGATCAATTAAGTTCTACTGAAAAAACATCTTTAGAAGAACAGGGTATGCCTACTTTTACTATTAATAGAATATTGCCTGTTGTAGAAATGTTAAATTTTTATGCTACAGCAAATAATCCTAGATGGCAAGCTATTGGAGTTGATGGTAGTGATTCAGATGTAGCTGCTGTTATATCTGATTTAACTGATTATGTTTGGGCTAATTCAAATGGTTCAACTATTTATGCCAATGCAGCGAATGATGCTATTACAAAAGGTGTTGGTTATTTATTGGTATCTGTAGATCAAGATGCAGATAATGGTTTAGGCGAAGTAGTAGTTCAGCAACCTGAGCCATTTGATATATATGTAGATCCAAAATCAAGAGATATGCTTTTTACTGATGCAGCTTTTATAATGATTAGAAAGGTTTTACCAAAAAATCATTTAATGAAATTGTTCCCAGGTCAAAAAAGAAAAATAGCAAATGCTTCACATGATGCAAATACTCAAGGAACATATTCAAGTAGACCTGTCGGAGATAGTGATCAAAAATTATTTGCATTTAATGATAATAATGAACAAAGCTCTATGGGTGTTACTGGTGATGGAGAGCAGGATCAATTAGCTGAATTTTTTGAAGTTTATGAAAAAGTAAAAATTTCTTATATAAGTTTATTTTATAGAATACCGCCTGATAAAGAACAGTTGGCTGAAATTAAAAAACAATGCGATGTTCAAGTTATGGAAATGCAGCAAGAGCTTGAAGTTCAGCTATTAGAACAACAACAAAAAATGCAACAAGCTGTTCAGTCTGGAGAAATGCTCTCTCAGAGATATGAGTTAGAAATGAAAAAAGCTCAAGACCTAATGACTCAACAAGTTGAATCTTTTAGAGCAGAGTGTATGAGCAAACTTCAGGCAGAAGCATCTAAAATAGAAAACACTATAATAACGGAAAAAGAATTTAAAGTTTTACAAAAGGATCCTAAAGTTGCTCCAAATATTGTAGATGCTGTTCAGTTTTATAGCACTAGAATAGAGCAGACTTGTACGGTTGGTGATCAAATATTGTATAAAAAAATGTTACCAGAAAGCATTACTGAGTATCCTGTTGTACCATTTCATTTTAAATGGACAGGTACACCATATCCAATGAGTGCTGTTGCTCCGTTGATTGGAAAGCAACAAGAAATAAATAAAGCTCATCAGATAATGGTTCACAATGCATCTTTAGGCTCATCATTAAGATGGATGTATGAAGAAGGCAGTATAGATGCAGAACTTTGGGAAAAATATTCTGCTAGTCCAGGAGCCTTGCTTCCTATTAGACCTGGAGTAGAAAGGCCAACACCAGTTATGCCAGCTCCCTTATCAAATGCTTTTTTTAGTATAGTTCAAGAAAGTAAAGGTGATATGGAATATCTAGCTGGAATATATAGTTCAATGATGGGAGATTCTGGTGGAGCAAGTGAAACATATAGAGGTATGCTAGCATTAGATGAATATGGAACAAGAAGAATTAAACAATGGATGAGTACATCTATAGAACCTGCTTTAAAAAGATTAGGTCAAGTAATTGTTCAATATTGTCAAGCAACATATACTGCAAATAAAAGATTTAGAATTATACAGCCTAGTGCTATACAAGAAGGAAAAGAACAAGAAATTAATATCCCAGTATATAATGATATGGGAGAAGCTATTGGAAAGTCAATGGATATAGCTACAGTTAAATTTGATATAAGGATAGTTTCAGGTTCTACTCTTCCTGTAAATAGATGGGCTTATTTAGAAGAGTTAAAAGAGTTAATGAAACTGGGAGTAGTTGATGATGTGGCTGTATTAGCTGAAACTGATATTAAAAATAAAAAGAACATTGTCAAAAGAAAATCTTTATATTCTCAGCTTCAAGGTCAAATAGGACAGATGGAAGAAAGTCTGAAAGACCAAGCTGGTACTATAGAGACTCTCGAAAGACAGCTAGTTCAAGCTGGTATTAAACAAAAAGTAATGCAAGCTGATGTTGAGATAAATAAAAAGAAAGAAGAAGTTAAAGCCAACCTGGGTAAACAGGAAGTAGAGACTGAAGGAAAACAAAAGCTTTTACGAAATGTTATGGGCAATAATGCTGATATAACTATGGCTAGACAAAATGATTTATTACAAAATTATAAAAAAGATTTGGAAAATAGATCCAAAGATGAATAACATATGCAGTTGACTATTAATTAAATATAGGAGATTAAATGGAAAACGAAACAAGAAGTGGCGGTAACCCTGAAATTGGTATGAGTGAAGATAGTTTTAATCAAGCTCCTGCTAATCCTGAAGGCTCTCAAGCTTTTTTCGAAGGACTAGAAAATAGTGTCAACAGTGGAATTCAAGACATAAACACTGAGGCAACCCAAAGTCAAATAAGTGGCTCCGAACAGGTAACCCACGCTATCGAAGACAATGGCTCCAACAATGTGGAAGATCAATCTGGTGACGGCACAGATTGGCAAAAGCGCTATACAGATAGCAGCAGAGAAGCCGTTAAGTGGAGAGACAAGTTTCAAGCTGTTGAACAGTTTGTGCCTGTTCTTGACGCAATGAAGCAAGATAGCGGACTGGTAAATCATGTTCGGGAATATTTGCAAGGCGGAGGGAAACCTGCGAAATCAATTCAAGAGCATTTAGGTCTTGATGAGGATTTTGTATTTGACCCTCAAGAAGCAATGTCAGATGGAGATTCAGATAGTGCAAAGCTTATGAACGCTCATGTAGATCGTATGGTTCAAGGTAGAGTAAATCAAATGCTTACTAAGGAACAAGAACGAGCTCAAAAAATTCAGCATGCTCGAACAAGAGTAACTGAAGAAGAGATGTTCAAAAAGAAAAACAATATGTCTGATGAAGAATTTGCAGATTTTAAGCAAAAAGCTCAAACTCACAAAATGACTTTAGATGATATTAATTATCTATTGAATCGTGATACGGCTGCTCAAAATGTTGCACAGTCTACAAAGCAAGATATGCTTAACCAAATGAAGAATGTCCGAAACATGCCTACATCCGCATCTGGAGCAAATAGTCAAGGTGGAAAAGATCAAAATCTCGATAGAGATGTGTTCGAATCTATCCTTGGTTTCGATAACAGTGTAGATAACCTGTTTGGGTAGGCTGATATAAATTTAATATAGGTCTGTCCAAACTCTAATAAAAGGAGATAGACAGATGTCTGATATTCTTGGAGTTACTGGTAGTAATTATACTAGTGGCTCAATAGAGAGAGGCGAATCTTCAACGCAGCTAAATACTGGTGCTTTACGCCGTAGATATAATTTCGGTGATATGGTTTCAGAGTTAGCACTCGCGCAAGATCCGTTCTTTCGATTCGTAAGTATGGTGGCTAAAAAGCCAACGGATGACCCTTCTTTCAAATTTACTGAAAAAAGATCATCATATTCAAAAAGATATGCGTATATGTCTGACTACAATGTAAGTGGAGCAGCAGTTCCAGCTACAGCAGTAGGTTCAGCAGGCGTTACTCCAGCAGTGGGTAATGTGTATTCGTTTAACTTTTTCACAGACTATAATGCAAATGGTAATAATACTAACATTTATGGTCAAACAAACAGCTATGCTGAAGGTGTTTTAGGTACACAACCTAAATTCTTCATCCCTGGTCAAATCATTAAAGTTCCTCATGGAGCTGGTTCTAATGATAATGACTTAGCTTCTGAGTTAACAGGATATACTCTATGGAAAGTTAATTCTGTAGACCTTACAACTCACGCAGAGGGCGCAACAGCTAATAATGCAACTACTAACAAAGCAATCGTTAATGCAACTTGTGTTAAAGGTTCTGGTGCAGCAGTTGACTTTATGAATGCTTGTACAACAGGTGCAACAGCAGTTGATGGTAAAGCTGGCTTAGGTCATGCTTCAACATTAGCATCTAAATCAGCTAATCAAGAAGATTTAGAAGCTTTCAAATGCTATGTAGTTGGTACAGCGTTTTCAGCTGGTAGTGGTTATCCTGAAACATGGCAAGATCAACCTTATAGTACAGCACATGGTCAAACTCAAATCTTCAAAACATCAGCAGTGATGAATAATACTGATAGAGCTACTGTTCTTAAGTATGATGGTAATGAGTGGGCTAGAATCTGGAAAGAAAAGTTGATTGAGCATAAATGGGATATTGAAAATGCTTTATTATTTGGAAATCAAAGTTCTTCATACAACACTACTCAAGGTGCTGTAGACTTTATTTCTACATATGGTAATGCTTTTAGTATGTCATTAGCAACTAAAACACAAGATTCATTCTTAGATGACTTGTCAGCAATGTTAGATCCTAGATACAACAATGCAGGCTCAACTGTATTCTTCTGTTCTACAGCAGTATACAATTGGTTGCATAAACTATCTGGGTACTTCCAAAACAACTTGGAAATATCACCTAACTTAAAAGCTGATATGGCATTAG